CTGTCCGAAACAATGCGAAGAACTTCGCTTCGACCGTCTCGCTTTCATCAACTGCTAAACACAAAGTCATCATCATTGATGAAGCAGATAACACAACCCACGACGTACAACTCCTCCTACGGGCGTCTATTGAGGAGTTTAGTCGAAACTGTCGATTTATCTTTACCTGTAATTACAAGAACAAGATTATCGAACCGCTTCATTCCCGTTGCTCAGTGGTTGAGTTCACTGGAGGGAACAAGCAACAACTTGCAGCAAACTTCTTCAAGAGGGTCCAAGAGATCCTTGAGAAGGAGCGGATCAATTCAGAACCTCGCGTTCTGGCGGCGCTAGTCCAGAAGTATTTCCCTGACTTCCGACGTACTCTTAATGAGTTACAGAGGTATGCTGCTCAGGGTGAAATCAATACTGGCATTCTTGGTAATGCAACCACCAACGTATCTGATCTTTGCACTCATCTAAAGAACAAAGAGTTTACTAAGATGCGTAAGTGGGTAGTACAAAACCTTGACAATGAACCCAATTCGATTATCAGGAGTATCTACGATTCTCTCTATGACTACCTCCAACCTCAAAGCATTCCCCAAGCAGTTCTCATCATCGGTGAGTATCAGTACAAGTCTGCTTTCGTTGCTGACCAAGAGATCAACTTGGTGGCATTTCTAACTGAAATTATGATGCAGTGTCAATTCAAATGAACGTAAAACTAATCCGTATGTGGTCTGGCGAAGATGTTGTTGCCGACCTAATTAATGAAGATGAAAACAGCATCACCATTGTCAACCCGATTGTGGGAGTACCTTCTTCTCAATCGACCTTGGCATTTGCTCCCTGGTCTCCTATCCTGAAAGGTAGGGGAACTGAAATCGACATCCCACGATCGTACGTGGTCTACATTGCAGAGACTCAAGATAGTATCGTGGATCAATACAAGGAGATGTTCTCTCCTATTGCAACTCCTGACAAGAAAAAACTAATTCTATGATCAAGGTAGGTTACGTTCCTGAAAAAATCAGTGATTGGATTTATGAAGTCCTTTGCAGGGACAATACCTTTCCCTGGTTTTATCAAGAACGTACATCACAATACAACGGCAATGCGGAAGTTCTTCAACTCAATGGGTATGAAGAGCATCCGTATTTCGCGCATATAATCTTGACAGACAACCAGATACACTCGAATGCATATGATATTGTATTCAATGATCTGTGGCAGTGGTTAATTCGTAATGAACCTGATATTGATTTTGGCGAGTTGATTCGAGTACGTGCTGCTAAAGTTACGAAAGATTTTGTACCACCAACTCAACCACACGTAGATTCACCACTACCACATTATGTGATGATCTACTATGTAAATAATAGTGATGGTGCAACTGCTATATACAAGGAGACCTATGATGGAACTCCTCCTGACAAGGTAACTCCAAAACAATATATTGATCCTGAAAAGGGTAAGTATGTTATCTTTGACGGTCTTCGGTATCATTCGGGCAATGCTCCTATGTTCCATAAAGACCGTACTATTTTGAACATTAATTATTATGGACAGTCACGAGTTCTTTCCAGTTAAGTTTTATTCATTTGATAATAAGGATTTGGTAGCACCCACGCTTGAGACTCTTATGGAGTTGGAGCGTGGGTTGTTCAATATCCCTAATATGGTGGAGACTACTAAGGGAGACTTGCACGAGAGAGAAGAGTTTACTGAACTGCATCAGTGGTTTGAGAAGTGCCTTGCAGAGATCAAGGAAGAAGAACAACTGCAGTTCCAAGGTGACTTTAAGGTCTGTCTTTCTTGGGGTAACGTAAGTGGTCCTGACAGTGGTGGATGCCATCAGGCACATAGACATCCCTTCGCATACTTCTCTGGCATCTATTACCTCACAGAGGGGTCTCCTACGGTCTTCCAGGACCCTCTCACGGCACGTACGATGAACCAGATGGAGATCATCAGCGGTACGTACGAGAACGCCGTTGCTATTGAACCTACACCTGGTCAACTATTGATCTGGCCAAGTTGGATGATACACTGGTCTGTACCTCATCACGGTCCTGAACCACGTGCTGCTATTGCTTGGAATTGTCTCCCAGATGGTGGTGTAAACTTTGGACCGTACGGTCAGAATATGGTAAACCTCAAAGTGAACGCGAAATGATTCTCTCTCCTTTTGGTCCCTACATCTATAAGGGCAAACTCACAGAAATTGTGAGGAAGCAACTACTTGCTGATGCTTTTGATGCGGCAGTAGAAGGTGGTGATGCTTCTGGTATTCTGGTAGGTGAAGTTGAGGATCAGTTGTTTATCTACCCAAGTGATGAAGTCCTGAAATCAATTCACAGTATGACTCGTGATTACTTGGGTAAAGTAAATGGTGATCGGTGCATTCTTGATTGCGAACCGATCTGGGTAAACTTCTCGGTTGCTGGAGATTGGCAACCTGTACACAGTCACGACGGAGATTTTAGTTTTGTCGCCTTTGTTGATGTTCCTGATGGGATGTACGATGAGTCTGCTGCTGCAGGCGCTATACACTTTACCTATGGGGAGAAACTGCCAGGGTCAAGAAGTGTCTATGGACCCATCAAACCAGAGAAGGGTGACGTGTTCATCTTCCCAAACTGGTTGAATCATTACGTGTATCCATTCAAATCCTCTGGACAACGCATATCAGTATCTGGTAATATCAGTGTGAAAGGTATGGAGGCATCTTTTTGACGGTTCTATTGAGAGTTGACCAGTCTAAACTTATTGATCAAAAGGTCAAGACGACACCACAAAATGTGGAAGAAGCAAACGAAGCACTTTTTCGTGCTACAATGAATTTGCCCGCTGCTGCTAAGCATTGTGGGATGACCCAGAAAGAAATGAAATTGACATTCTGGGAATACTTGAAGTACCATCAACCTGATTATGAAATCCCTCAAGACCCCGCTTAGGTACCCTGGTGGCAAGTCCAGAGTAGCAAAGATGCTAGTGGATAGATTGCCAAAGTCATTTACAGAATATCGTGAACCTTTTCTTGGTGGTGGATCTGTAGCGATTGAATTTACTAAAAGGTATCCTGACATTCCTGTCTGGGTAAATGACAAGTACGTTCATCTCTACAACTTCTGGGTTCAACTGCAGGAGCGTGGTGAAGAACTGTCTGATCTGCTGTGTCATTTCAAGAATGAATATGACACACCTGATAAAGCACGTGATCTGTTCTTGACTGCTAGAGATCAGATTGATCAAACGAATGAACTGATGTCAGCAGTTTATTTCTGGATTATGAATAAGTGTTCATATTCTGGACTGACTGAGAACTCATCGTTTTCTCCTCAAGCATCAAACCAGAACTTCACTTTGCGTGGTGCACGTCGTCTTCCTGAGTATTCTGAGTTGATACAAAACTGGAAGATTACAAACGAGAACTATACATATGTTATGGCACTCGAAGATACTGATGACCCCTTTCTTTTCCTGGACCCTCCTTATGACATTAAGGACTTTCTCTATGGTGGAAAGGGAGGCACTATGCACAAGGGATTCGACCACAGGCAATTTGCCATCGACTGTCAACGATCTAAGTTTTGGTGGATGTGTACCTACAACATCAATGAGAACATCGAACAACTCTTCTCAGATTTTAATCAGGAGAAGTTCTCTATAACGTACGGTATGCAACACCGTCACGACAACAAGTCTAAGCAAGAGTTGTTGATTACTAATTACAAAAACGAAACCGTCATCGAACAACTCCTTAATGATTGAAGTTATTGATAATGCTGTCTCTCAACGGTTGTGTCAAGAAGCATTTTATTATCTCGACATTTATACAAAGTGGGTTCATCTAGCAGATAGTCCTGACACATCATCAGACTATACTCTTGGTAACTGTTTTGATATGGATGAACTAGAACCGATTGCTCACAAAGTTTGGGAAGCAATAGGTAAACCAGAAGCAAAGAAATGTTTGTATAATTGTTTTCGTCACGGAGACACTCCCAAACCACACGTAGACTCTACAAAGGAAGAGGGTATAACTTATCTACTCTTTGTCAATCCTAACTGGAGTATTGAGATGGGTGGAGAAACTGTCTTTGTTGATAGCGAAACTGATGATATTCTTAAGTCGGTGATGCCAAGACCTGGTAGACTAATTAAGTTCCAATCCATCATCCCTCACCTAGCACGCCCACCTGTACGTGATGGTTTTCCCAGACGTTACAGTATCGTATTTCAATCTCACCCTACAATATGAGTAAGTATCCACTTGGAGACTGGTTGACCAGTGTCAACTTCAGTAAAGAAGATCTCCGTGATCGTGAAGATGGTGAAGTGTGGATGAAAAAGTATCCAGCATACATTGTGAATCGTTGTTTGTCTGGACATATTGATGCCGTTCTCCTGGTCAACGAGTTGAATCGTTGGCACGGTCTTGATAATGATCTTCAATATTCGTTTTATCTAAATAGTCTCAGAAAGAAACGCCGTTTCTCTCCCTGGCAAAAGAAGGAACAAGTCGAAGACTTTGACCTCATCAAAAAATACTTCAAGTATTCAGATGAAAAAGCACGGGATGCGTTGCGAATTCTGACCAAAGATCAGATTGAATTGATTAGATCAAAAATGAATACAGGAGGTAAAGGATGATGGATCAAGCTCAAGATATTGCTTGGGATCCAGAGATGATGGTAGAGGTTACTCTTCATCAACC